GACGCGGCGCGCCTAGTGTCGGGCGCAGTTCCATTCGTTCACCCGACCGATCTGAGTGTCTCCGAAGTGCCGTCCATCGTCGCGGACATCCTGATCAGCGAGAGCGGCAAAGCGCGCGTGCTTGTGCGTCTTTCGCTAACGATGGCGCACCTTGGCCTGCGCATCGGTGACGTCGTCACCCTCTCGGGCTTGCCCGATGCGTTTTCGAGTCTCCCGAACATGCGAGGCGGGACACTGGAGGGCGCGAAGTGCCGCGTCGTCGCTCGTCGACCGAGATACAACGACGGGCGTATGGATGTGCAATTGCAGGTGCTCGATTCGTTGCTCGTGGTTTGCCCCACTGCCGTCATCGCCTCCGCCGCTGGCGCGGTGCTGACGCTCGCGACGGGGGGCCCGGAGGTGTCGGGCGCATCGCCGGGGAATGACTTTTACGTCGGCTGCGGCGTTCGCATTCACGACATTAGCGCGGGCACGTCCGAAATTAGAACGGTGACGGCGCGCACGTCGACCACGCTGACGTTGGATTCAGCGCCGACGCTCGCGATTGCTGGAAATGTCGACTATGTCTCCCTTGACCCCGATTCATCGGGAGCAGGGACCACCGCAAGCGGATACACGCTAGAGGAAATGGCGTCGCTTACCGACGACGACGAAGCCGGCGGGGGTCCCTTGCTCGTTTCGAGGTGGCGCTAATGGTCCGCAAAAAAAACAGCACGTTTCAAGGCGTTCCATCCGTCGACGTCGCGCGCGACGCATCGATCTTCGCGCGCACGATCGCCAACACGGCCGGCGATCTGGCGCTCGTTGTCGACAAGATCACCGGCGAAAACGGGCAGACACCCGTCGACCACAGTGGCACCGCGGGGCTCGGTTGCCCGCTTGGATTGCCGCTCACGAATCAGACACTAAACAAGTCGATCACGCTTGCGGCGGCGACGAGCGGGGCGGCGCTTGGCCTGTATGCCGTTCTCGTCGTGCCCGTGTATCGAGAGCCGGGCGTTTTGCTCTATCGGCTCGACGTGGATTTCACCAACGTCGCGGACACGTTTTTCGAGATCCGGGATTCGTCGTGGGCGGTGAGCGAAGCAAGGGAAATGCGGCAGACGGGCCCCACGGGCGACGGCGTCATCTATGACACCGGGTCTATCCTTTTGCCGTCCGGCTGGAGCTACATCGTCGTTTATCGAGAATTGAGTAAGGATCTCTTCGATGTCATCCGCCAATGGCGGATTTTCCCGATCTACAGCGCCGCAGCGTCGACGGGTGCGCTGCCGCCGACGAACACCACAACAGGGTCGCCCTATGCCGCGTCGTCGACGTTCACAGCCGCGACCATGTCCGCTAACGACATCGACACCGACATGCCGACCGCGATCTACGGGCTCGACGCCTATGTGCTCACGCGCATCAACCGCATGATCAACACCGCGTGGGAATACGTCACGGGCGCAAGGATTCCGGGCAATAACGCCTATCAGTGCACGACGACGTGGGACAACAGTCGTGCCTCGTTCGCGTCGGAAGGCCTCCCGGTGTTCCCGATGGTCGCGACGGCGACGTCGTGCGTGCATCGTGACGCCGTCATCGGCGCGGCGAAAAACAATTTCCTCGGCACGCTCGGAACCGCGGCGCCTACGGTGGGGCCGACCGGGTGGGTGCGCTATCCGACTGCGCAGGCGGCATCTATCACGTTCGCGCGCACGCGAGGCTACACGCCCAAATTTCCGAATGGCGTCACGAGCAAGCTTGCGTGCCGCGTGCTGGCGTACGACTACGACCACAGTGGATCGCTCGGCGCGTGGTCGGCGACAGCGCAAACGGCAGCTGGGTCGAAGACGTCGGCCTTTGCGCAGATCGGTGCGACGCGATGGTGGGTGGCCGAGATGACTTCGATCCCGTTTTTGCAAGAGACGCGATCTAATTTCAATATCCTTCTGTCGCACACGACGCCCGGCCTGCTCGCGGATGAAATCATCGTCACGGGTTACACGCTGGCCTTCGTCGCCTGAGGTGATCGATGTCGACGGGAAAGATCATTAGCTCGCGTCCGCTTACGCAAGGCGATGTCAACTCTCTCTCGCCTGCCTACGCATCGATCGCGTCGTCGCTCGCCGGGCGGGTGCGGTATCTGTATGAGCTTGTCGCCGGTGAGGCGGCCTACACGCCAGATGGAGTGGCGATCCCCTTGAATCCGCAAGGCAAGGTGGGCGTCGACCGCAGCGGTCCACCGTGGGGCGATGCGCACATGCACCCCCTGTGGCACGTCGAGGGGGTGCCTCCCGACGCCAACTGCTACGGGCAGACACCGCCGATCACGATTTCCACTCAAAACGCCGTCGTTCGCATACTCGCGATTTTCCATTGCCGCCCGTTTTTCGAGGCGCCCCTCGTGCCTTATTCGCGCGGCTACCTCGACGTCACGGCGACGCGAATTGGCGGCGCAGGCACCGCGACGGCGACGGTGCGCATCTACGATCAACGTGGCTCCACGTCGTCGCACACCGGATCGCTCTCGGTCGCGTCTGCGACCGTCGCGGCGAACATGACCGGGACGCCCTATTGCCGCGTTCGCCCCGGCCGCAACGTCATCCCGATCGAAATCACGTTGACGTCGACAACCGGGATCAACATCGTAAGTCTAGGGCTCAATCAAATCGTCCGCCGGAGTCACTGACAATCGCCACGACGGCGCGGCGCTGGCCTTCAAGTCGGCGCACCCGTGCGCGAAGCGTGGCGCGTTCTGAGCGCAGATCGTCTACCACCCGCACCAACGACGCGATCCGCTGTCTGGCGCGCGTCAGGTGGTACCGTAGCTCGTTTGCGGTCATCCGCTCGACGTCGCCCGATGCGACGTGCTCAATCGTCGATGTCATTGCAGATCCTCTCTTCGTCGTGCCACCTTGCCAGCCTGCGATGGAACTCGCGACGGCGGCGAATGTGCGCCGCCTCCACGGCGCCCCATACGCAGCCGGCGGCGACGGAGATCATCACAATAATCGTCATCCCATGCGCTCGCGCGGGAGGATCACCACGGCGTCGTCGCGCAAACCGAGGCGACGCAGATCGCGAGGGCCTGCCCACTTTGCCCGGCCGTCTGCGACGAGGTCATCGGCGACGCCTCGGCAATGCCACGTCACGACGTAGTGACCGTCTCGCACCATGCGCTCCTCCGTCTTGCGGCGCGCATAGCGCTTGCGATCTTGTTTTTCGCGCGACATCGATCGGTGGTTGCGAACGCATGTGCTGCACGTCTGCTTGCCCGTGCGCGCCTCGCTCGTGTGGCACTTCGCGCACATCGGGCGTGTGTGCACGATGCGCGGGAGTAGCTCGTCCTCAAGGCACCGCACTGGCACTTTCGGCGCCATCTCGCGCGCGGTCCTCTCGTCGTCAAAAACGCCCATCAAAAAAAGATCCATGGTCCTACTCCGCAAACATGGTGGGGGTGTAGCCGCGCGACAGTCTCGTCGCGGCGATGTGGTAGTGGTCGGGCTTCTGCTCGGCGCCGATGGCCCGGCGACCTTCCATCACGGCGGCAAGTAGCGTCGTGCCAGAGCCAACGAACGGGTCGCAGACCAAGTCGCCCGGGCGGCTGTAGTCGCGCACGATGGCACGCATGAGGTCGAGCGGCTTCGCCCCTGCCAGCCTTGCGTCTTTTACCGTGGGCGCCTCGTACGCGCCTGGCAGGCAGCCCCACGTTGCCATCGCGCGCGTGCGCGGACGGCTGACCACCGCATACACCGCCCACGACGAAGGGCCGTCACCGACGAGACGCGGGCGCTTTTGGATGATCGGCACAGGCGCGAACGCCAATCGCCCCGCGTCGCGGTAAGCCTGCTCCCACGCAGGGATCAGGTCATGCGAAGTCATCGCCACGATCCATCCCGAACAACGCGGCGCCCATACCTCGACAAACGCGGCAACCTCGGACGGCATCATTGCGTCGTAAGCGATTGCCGTGCGGTCTACCGCGTCGGGCAATGCACTTCCGGCGATGTGATCGTTAGTGGCTTCATGCGTCCGCAGTCCGTACGGCGGATCGCAGATCACGGCGTCGACGGCGTCGACGTGGGCGAGGGCTTCTTGCCATCGCCCTAAGTGTAACTGTGCTCCCATTTGCTCCCTCTATTCTCTCGGATCGCGGAAGGCTTCAAGAACGCACACGACGAGGATTCCCACGGCGAGTGCGAGCCCGGCGACCGTGCTGGCGTCCACTAGGTGCCGCCCATTTCTTGATAAATCTTCTGCACAAGGCCCCAATCACGATCGGTGAAAGCGCTCTCAGGCTTGCCTTTGCTCTCGCTTACGGCTTTCTTTGCGCGCGTCCACTTCGCTTCGTCTCGCTTGCCTGGCATGAGTCATTCTCCTTTGTTCTCGACGTGGTCACGCAGGCGACGCAAAAGCGCGTCCCTTTGATACCAGTCGAAAATCGCGCCCGACTCTAGCGCAGTGATCGTCGCCCGGACAGTCTCATGCAGGCGCCTAACTTCGCTGTCGTCGCCGGGTACGACGTTGAAAATTTGCAGGGCGACGCGCACCGCAAGCAACGCCGTCTCGGCCTGCTCGATGCGGCGCCGCAATGCATGGACCTGAAAGCCGGTCGCGTCCTCGCGTGCCATTGCCGCGTCACGCTCGGCGCGTAGGCGCTCAATCTCGTCGGTAAGAATGGCGCCTTCGACGTCATGCCCCATCGTCGTCGTCCTTGGCGCCCGGCAGGCGCGCCTCTTTTTTCGCCCAATACACCGCAAGCGCGCCATGGAACACGCGCCAGCCTGCATCCAGCTTCGCCGGCGACAGCGCGATTTCCGCCACCGTGTCGCCTTCGATGGGCGAATGAAACACGACGCCACCGCCGGTGATCAGGTGCTCGCGGTCATCGCGCGACCAATCCCAGAGATGACGATACGCGGCAAGCTGCGGCACGACCTCGTCGAAGGCGCCTTTCCCTGTCTTGAGATCGGCGACGTACACGAGCCCGTCGCGCTCGACGATGAAATCGAGCGTGCCGCCCCATCCCTCGCCGACGTCGAAAAGAGAGCTATTCCATTCGCTCGCGATCACGCGGTAGCCGCGCGCCGCGATGTGGTCGATCACTCGCTGCGCGCACGCGCGGGCCGCGTCGCTCGCATCCTCGGGCCATGGCTCGCCCGCGTAGTGCGCCTCGACGCATGCGTGCGCCTGCGTACCCGCGTCGGCGGCATCCTGCCGGCGTTGGAATGGCGCCTTGCGCCCGATCTCGATCGCCTGTTCCGCCGGCTGGCCACCGTCGACAATCGCGGCGGCCGTGGCTTCTGCTGCGGCGCGAGCTGCCCAAGGCACGAGCGCCGGCTTTTCAAGCACACCTAGGACGGTGGTGACACCTGGGAGGCGTTTGCCGCTACTGTCGCGGTACTGCCTACGGGGCTTCTTTGTCGTCGTCATTACTTCGTCTCCCACGTCGGAGGATCTGCGTCCGACAATCTGAATACTTCAAGAATCGAATCGGCACGCCATTGCGGGATCGCAGATCGCTCCGTCTCCCACAATGAGAGCAGCGACGACGACACGCCGATAGCGTCGGCTAGCTGCTTGTTCGACCACCGCGCCATCTGTCGTGCGATTGCGAGCGCGTGGCCACTACCCGGCGGCATGGTCGGAAGTCCGTTGCCGCTGTCGCGGATCACCCTCAACGCGCCGATGCTGCGCGTGAGAGTCACCACCGCAGACTCTAGCGCCCTGACGCGGTCTTCGATGGCGAGCGCGACGGGCGCGTTGTCGTCGCTGCTGCGAATGTGCGTGCGCTTCATCGCTCGGCCTCGCGCTTCATCCGCGCGCGTTGCGCGCGCACCGTCGACACGTGGCATCCCACGCGCTCGGCGATCGATGCGTCGGGCTTCACGCCTTTTCGAAGGAGTGCAGCGATTGCGGCGCGTTGCTTGTCGTTTGCCTTGACCATTTCCCTATTCCTCCCACTGCAAGCTGATTTCGATTCCGTACTGCTTCGGCGCGCCTTTGCGCTGCTCGTACCGCCACGCGATCGGCCCCTTTGGCCCGTCGTCGACGCCCCAGAAGTAAGCAATCTCATCGCGGATTGACTTGAATGCGCCCGCAAGATTGTCGTCGTCAAGCGCGCGCGGCGCCACCCTGACGAGCGTGCATGTCGTCGGCGGCAAGGTGCAGCGCAAGTCCTGACAATGTGTCAGCGACACGCGCACGACGGCGCGTTCCGTCTTCGTGCGCTTGGCGCGTGCGGTCCAATGGACGCGGGAATTCAACGCCGCGCCGAGACGCATTGGCATTGCGATCGTCGTCGACGTCGTCACTCCCACACCCGCACGTCGAGCACGCCGTCGAGATCGCGTCCGTACAGCGCGCGCAGGAGCTCGATCACGCGGTCATCGGGCAGCGTGCGCTCGCGCTCCCATTGCTCCACCGCCTGGCGTGTCACGCCGCATGCCTTGGCGACGTAGGCCATTGCGTGACCCTTGGTCGTCCTGAGAGCGGCGAATCGCTCACCGTCGAGCCTGATTCGTCGTGGCCCTCTGTATCTCTCGATCGTCACGTCTCACGCTCCCGCAGAAAAAATGCCCCGACGTCATCTCTCCATCACCGCAGGCGGAATGCCCACGGGTTGCCGCGCTCGGGGCCACACGCGGCGGAATCAATCAGCCTTCGTCGGACGACGCAGGCGCCGCCGCACGACGCGCGAGGAACGCAGGCGCGGGCTTGGCGGCCGGCTTTGGCGCCGCATTTGCGGCGGGCTTCGGCGCGCGCTTCGGCGCGGAGGCCAGCGCTTCGCGGCGCTTGATCTTGTTGCGGGCACCCCAATCGCCCTTCGCGGCCTCGACGTCGACAGCGGCGACGCACTCGCGACCGACGCACGGGGCGAGGTCGCCGCCACCGACACCGTAGGCCGACATGAGACGCACTACGTCAGCGCGGCCCCTCGCCATCACCTTGTTGTCCGCGTGAGCGACGACGTAGCGGCTCCAGATTTTGCGCCCGGCGTGGTCGCCCTCGACGATCGTTTCCTCGACGTTGGCAAGCACCGTCGAGTGGTTGTTCCTGCTCGGCTCGACTTTCGCCGACGTGCACGCCACCTGGTACCGGCCGGGCGGCAACAGATCGAAACTGGGCGCCTCGACGTCCTCGACGTTGAAACCAAGGGCGGTGCTGCTGGTGCTGTCGTCGTTCGTCCAGTCTGACATTGCGATCCTCGCTGCGTTACTGCGGGGCGCCTATCCCCCGCGTGTGGCTGGTGGCCCGTGACGTGGGCCAGTCGATCAGGCGCCGACGCCGCTGCCGCTGCCGTCGCCGTCGCCGTCGCCGTCGCCGACGCCGTAGCCGTAGCCGTAGCCGACGCCGTAGCCGTAGCCGTAGCCGACGCCGACGCCGACGCCGCTGCCGTCGCCGACGCCGACGCCGCTGCCGTCGCCGTAGCCGACGCCGCTGCCGTCGCCGTAGCCGACGCCGACGCCGCTGCCGTCGCCGCTGCCGCTGCCGTCGCCGACGCCGACGCCGACGCCGATCACGACGGCACTTCGAACGACGCAGCGACCGCGTCGACGACGTCGAGCACCCGACGCACACCACCGAGCGCCGTCACTCCCGGCACGGCAACTGTCACTGACGGCGACGACGGGTCGAGGCCGCGCACAGCAAGATCGCTCACGCTGCCGTCACCCGTGCGCCCCGCGACGTAGTACCGCCGCAGATGGCGAGCACCTGTGAGCCTGACTCCGGAGACGCCGTCCCACGCCGCTGCACCACCGTGCATCACTCCGACGTACACGCCGCAATCACCAGCCACAATCACGAGACTGTTAATTGGCTCCATATCTTCTCCTTTGGTTTGTATGTTTCAGGCCGAAATCTTCGCCACGACGTGCCCGAGGTCTGCGGGCTCCAGTCCGTCAAGTTTGCCTGAGCGGTCTTTGGCAACGCTCTTGCCGTCGGTCGATGTCAGCAAGTAGCGCGATGCAATCTTGCCGCCGTTGCCATCGTCTTCGTCGATCACGACGAGGCGGAAAACCTCGTCGAAGAGGTAGGGCAACGCCTCGCCCAACTTGGCGCCCGGCATGCCGATACCATGCGACACGCGTCCCGTCGCTTCGTCTTTCGTCGACGCCAACTTCGCCGAGAAGTAGACGCCGCAGCTAAGGTCGCGGAACGCGCGCATGATCTTGAGCATTTCGTCCGAGAGGGCGCCGTAAGCGGCTCTCGGATCCTTGGTCTTCGCCTTTTCCGCGCTGAGTACGACTTCGCCGATCTCGGAGACGCTGTCGAGCACGACCCATGCGTAGCCGTGATCCCCGGCGCGGAGCTCAGCATAGACCGCACGCAGCGCTTCGATGCTCGTGACCTCGACGACATCGGCGTCAATGTCGGCGCCGGCCAGCGAAAGGAGGCCCGCTTCGGCGGAGATGATCAGGATCTTGCCAGTCAACGACGCGATCAGCGTCGTCTTGCCCACGCCAGCGCCGCCGTACACGAGGATCTTGGGCGCGCGTGCCTCGACGGCGTCGCGCAGTGATTTCTTTGCAGTCGTGATTGTCATGTGTGTCTTCCTAAACTACCTGTGACAGAACAAAATCCGTGATGCCCTCGACGTAGGTGCACACCGCATCGTGCAGGTGCCACAGCGCGTCGACATCGGCCGCAACGTCGGTAGTGACCATGTCGTCGCGCAAAGCGCCGATGACGGCGATGGCTAGCCCGATGATGTGGTGCGTCTCTCGCCTCACGAGGCGCCGCCGATAGCGAAAAAGAATGCGTCAATCGCAAGCCCTCGGCGAACGGCCTCGCGCATGATGGCGCGACGCAGTGCGGGGCGGAGTGTGGTCCATGACATGATGTGGCTCCCTGTGCTGCTGTGCTGTGGTGTGACGGTGTCAGATGCGGGCGGCGCGGTCGGCGGCGGCTCGCTCGGCGGCCTCGCGGGTGCCGTATGTCCCGACGTCGGCGACGACGCGACCGTTGCGCGCAATCACCTCGGCCCAAAACCCGTGGTTCAGCCCAACGCGCATGACGCGGATGCGGAGGCTGCGGCCGGACTTGCTGGTGATCGTGGTCGTGGTCGTCATTGTGTGCTCCCTGTGTACCGGGTCGCTCCATGCGGCCCGTGGATGCACTCTACGCCTGATCTCTCCTCGTGTCAAGCGCTCGATTGACAAACGACGCAGATCAGGATGGAGTGGCGTCACAACGCGGCGAGGCGCTGCGTGGGAGGCAGATCAATGGAGCAACTAGGATTCGGCGTCGGAGAAAAGACGCAGCCGAAGATCGCGCGTGCGTGGGCCATGCCTGACGCCAACACATTCTCAATCAAGCCAATCCGCGATCTGATCGCGCGCCACCTGACCGAAGGCGTCTGGCTTGATCCGTTTTCGCGCTTGTCGCCGTTCCGCGCTCGGACAATCACGAATGATCTGTCACCCGAATTCGACGCCGACTATCACGAAGAAGCGGCTGTCTTTCTGGCTCGTTTTTCCGGCGTCAAGGTTGACGGCGTGCTTTTCGACCCACCCTACAGCCCGCGCCAAATCTCGGAGGCGTATCGCGGCGTCGGGCGCGAGGTGCATACGTCGGACACGTCGTCCGCGTTCTATGGTGAACGAAAGAGACTTGCTGCGGCGGCGGTGCGTAGTGGTGGCAAGGTGCTTTGCTTTGCGTGGAACAGCGGCGGCATCGGATCGGCAAACGGCTTTGACCTTGTCGAGGTGCTGCTAGTGGCGCATGGCGGCGCGCACAACGACACGATCTGCACCGTCGAGGTGAAGCGATGAGACTCCGTGACTACCAGCAAGAAGCGGTCGACGCGGTGATCGCGTACTGGGGCAAGGGCGGCGCCAACCCGCTCGTCGAGGTGCCAACAGGGGGAGGCAAGAGCGCGATCCTTGGCGAGCTTGCCCGCGTCGTCGTGCAGGAGTGCGGAGGGCGCGTCGTGATCGCCACGCACCGAGCGGAGCTGATCGAGCAGGACGCGTCCGCGTGTCGGCGTGTGTGGCCGATGGCGCCGCTCGCGGTGTGGAGCGCGAGTCTCAACAAGCGAGGCACAGCGGCGATCACCGTCTGCGGCGTGCAAACGGTGGCGCGCAAAGCACGCGACCTTGGCGTCGTCGACGTCCTAATCGTCGACGAAGCGCACCTAATCCCGCCCGATGGCACCGGGCAGTATCAATCACTAGTGAGGGGCCTGCGCGAAACCAATCCGGCGCTGCGCATCGTGGGCCTTACGGCGACGCCGTACCGTCTCGGGCAGGGATACTTGACGCAAGGCGAGAGCGCGCTTTTCTCGTCGATCGTGTATCGCGTCGACATTGGCCGCCTTATCGCGGCGGGGCACCTGGCGCCGCTCGTGACGGGGGCGGTAGGCGCGCAGATCGATACGTCGCAGCTTGCGATTCGTGCGGGCGAATTTGCCGCGCGCGACATGGAACTTGCCGCAGACATTGCCGAAGTGACCGAACGAGTCGCCGACGACGTCGCGGCGGCGTTGGGACAGGGGCGCGCGTCGGCGCTATTGTTTGGTTGCAGCGTGGCGCATGCGGAGCACTTGCGGGACGCGCTAGCGGCGCGTGGCGTCGAATGCGCCACGATCACCGGCGAGACGGACCAATTCACGCGGCAAGCGATCATCGGGCGATTCAGGAGGCGTGAGCTCGCGGCGCTGGCGTCCTGCGACGTCCTGACGACGGGGTTCGATGCTCCCGTCGTCGACGTGCTCGCGATCGTTCGTGCTACGGCGTCGCCGTCGCTCTACTGCCAGATCGTCGGGCGGGGCATGCGGCCGACCGAAAACAAACGGGACTGCCTTGTGCTCGATTACGGCGGAAACATCGCACGACACGGCCCCGTCGACCAAATCAAGATCCGGCCGAAGAGCAAAGGCGAGGGCAAGGCGCCGACGAAGACGTGCGAGAATTGCGCGGCGGAACAGCCGGCCGGCGCGCGGGTGTGCTCGGAATGTGACGCCGAATTTCCGGAGCCCGAAAAGAAAGCGAACGCGGAAGCGAGCGCCCTGCCCGTGCTGTCGACGGGGGCGATCGGTGGCGGGCCAGCCTCGACGAAGCACGCCATCGGCGAGACGCAATTTCATGTCCACAAGAAACGCAGCGGCGACGGACCGCCGACCGTGCGCATCGACTACTACGGCGCCGAGCCGCCGAACGCCTCGTCGGCGTGGGTGCCGACGAAAGTTGCGAGCGAATGGATCTGCATCGAACACGAGGGCTTTGCACATAGCAAGGCCGCAAAATGGTGGGCGCTGCACGTCGGGACGAAGATGCCTGCGACGGTGGCCGAAGCGGTCGAGCGCCTGCGCGCGGGAGAGATGCCGCGCGTCGTCGAGATCGAGACGCGCCCCGATGGCGACTACACGCGCGTCGTGCGCTTGCGGCAAGAGGCGGGGCGGCAGCCGGGCGAGGATGAAGAGGTCAAGGCTCCTGCGGTTGTGCCTGCTGATGTGTGGGGGGACGATGATCTGCCCTTCTGAACAACAAGATCCGCACGTTCTCGTCGGAGAATCGACTTCGTATCGCATTGTCCAATCATGCGAGACGCTCGGATGGGGCCGGATGTGGGTCTATCGAAACATTCGACCGATCAGCGGCGAGCGATGGGGCTTTGACAACGGTGTGTTCAAGACGTGGGACCGCACCGGGCCGATGCGTCGAGAGCAATTCGACGTCGACGGATACCTTCGGCGCGTGGATAGGGCGCACAAGGTAGGCACACCATATCTTGCCGTCGTTCCTGACCTGATTGCGGCAGGTAATGCCTCGCTCGACTTCTCGCTTGAGTGGCGAACAAGGCTGCCGCGCGAGTGGCCACTTTATTTGGCGGTTCAGGACGGCATGGATAGTGAGCGGGTGGAAAACTATCTGGCTTGCGATTTCTTTAGCGGCATCTTTCTAGGAGGTTCAACGGCATTTAAGCAGACGGCGCCGACATGGTGCGCGATGGCGCACAAGTACGGTGCGCGCTTTCACTATGGGCGCTGCTCGTCGATACGGGCATGGGAGCGCGCGCGCGCGATGGGCGCAGACAGTGTTGATTCTTCGCAGATGCTTTGGTCGTGGAAGGCGCTGCGGGCTTTTGAGAACGCCACGGGGCAAAAGACTCTCTTCTGAGGTGACACATGAACGAAGTAACGATCAGCAAGCGCTTTGACTTTGACGCGGCCCACTGGCTCCCGCATGTCTGCGAGGGGCACAAGTGCGGTCGACTGCACGGTCATACTTACATCGTCGAGCTTCGACTGCGCGGTGTACCCGATGAGCGCATGGGATGGTTCGTCGATTACGCAGAGATCGCGGCAGCGTGGGCACCGCTCAACGACCAGCTCGACCATCGGCTGTTGAACGAGATCGAGGGGCTCGACAATCCCACAACCGAAGTGCTTGTCCCTTGGATCGCAAACAATCTGAAGCAAACGCCAATCGGTCGATGGTTGTGCGCGGTGCGCGTCTATGAGTCGTCCACGACGTGGTGCGAGATGGAGATCAAGTAAAAGCAACGCCCGGCGGTGAGGCCGGGCGACACGTCGACGGAGGGAGTGGCCGGCGGCGTGGAGACGAGAGGCTAGCGTTGACACTGTCGGCGTGCAAGACGTGAAAGCGGGAGAAGAAAACATGACCTCGATCGATCTGGCCCTGTCCCTCGCTGCGCGAGGGTGGCCCGTGTTTGCCGTTGGCAAAAACAAACGCCCGATCATCGGCGAGTGG